GAGATGCTCAGGAGTCTCGTGGGCTCGGAGATGTGTATAAGAGACAGGTGAAAAATCAGGCGAGGCAGTAGGATGGATAAAAGCGATAAGGAAAAGAGACAAAACGAACGCGCGGCAGTAAGGCGGCTGCTGATGTACTGGGGCAATGCAGAGCGCACGCGCACAGACAAAGAGCGGCAGCTTGTGACGGTAGATGAAGAGATAGAAAGCCAGTATGACCTTCACCCGCAAAGGCTGACGGGTATGCCGCATGGGAGCGGGGTATCTGATGCCACATACAATGCTGCGCTGAAAGCCACCCGCGAGATAAAACGGCTTGAGCGCAAAAAACGGCGCCTTGAGGCCGAGCTGCAAGAGCTGAATTATCACGCGGGCATGATAGAGTTCGAGGTGATGTGTCTGCCGCCGCTGGAGTGCGAGGTGATAAAGCTTAGGTATGTGGAGTATGGCGTGGCGAAGAGTGGCTACTGGGAAAAGGTGGCACAGCGGATGCACGTATCGCAGGATTGGGCAAAGGCTTTAGAGCGGCACGGCGTGGAGCGGCTTATAAATCGCATTGCCCCATAAAGTCAACACGATACAACACGATTTATATGCTATACTGATATCATCAAAAAAGGGCTTCCGCATGGGAGCCTTTTTGCATAGGGGGAAGGAATGGGCAGCTTTAAGGAGAAAATGGCGCTTGGCGACCAAATGGAAATGACGGGCGAATATGCCGCATTCGTTGAAAAATTCAAGCCGAAGCAAACAACGGATGATTGTTACACGCCCGATAATGTATATGCCGCCGTCCATGATTGGGCGGTTAAAGAATACGGCTTAGAGGGAGCGCGGATTATACGCCCGTTTTACCCCGGCGGGGATTACACGAAAGAGGATTACAGCGGGAATTGTGCGGTGATAGACAACCCGCCCTTTTCAATTTTGGCCGAGATTTGCCGCTGGTATAATCAGCGCGGAATACGCTTTTTTCTTTTCGGACTGGGTAAAACGCTTTTTTCGGGCAGCGGCATGGACGGTATAAATTATGTCATATGCGGGCTATCGATGATATACGATAATGGCGCGACCATAGATACAAGCTTTATCACAAACATGGGGCAATACAAAATCATGGTCGCACCCGACCTGTATGAAGCAATAAAAGCGGCCGATGATGAAAACCGCGAGAAGGTTACAAAGCCGCTGCCGAAATACGATTACCCCAACCACGTTCTGACGGCGGCGAGGATAAAGCGCATTGCAAAATACGGGCAGTCATTAAGGATACGCGCCGAGGATTGCGCGTTTATCCGCGCGCTGGACAGCCAGAGGGGCACAGGGAAGGCGGTTTTCGGCGGCGGTTTTCTTTTGTCGGAAAAAGCAGCAGCAGAAAAAGCAGCAGCAGAGAAAGCGGCAGCAGAGAAAGCAGGGGCAAAAATATGGGAGCTATCGGAGAGGGAAAAGGAAATAATAAGACGGCTTGGGTGACGTGGATACACACACCCGCCACCTGCAAAGAGTGCAAGCACTATGACAAAAATAAAAGGCGGTGCGGAGTGAAGGAGCGCCCATATCCGGCAAGGAGGGGGCGGCGATAATATGGCGCAGAAACCGGCGCACTTCTGCGCATGGCCTAACTGCAACAATGTCACAACCGACAAATATTGCGCCGACCACCGCGAGGCGGGCGAAGCAGCGGAGCGGGAGAAAAAGCTTGAGCAGCTGCGCAGGCGTGACGGCAGGCGCGGCACGTCAAGGGAGCGCGGGTACAATGCAAGGTGGGATAAGTACTCAAAATGGTTCTTGTCCCGACCGGAGAATCAGCTTTGCGCCCTGCGGCTGGACGATGGCTGTGCGATTGTGGCGCAATGCGTTGACCACATCGACCCGCCGAATGGCGCGAACGACCCGAAATTCTGGGACAAAACCAACCATCAGCCTGCGTGTATACATTGCAACAGCGTAAAGGGACATAAAAACATAAAAGGCACGAATGGCATGAGATAAACGCATGGATGAAAACAAGAAAGGAGAACAGTATGCCGACCGGGAGAAAACCAACCCCGCTGAAACTGGTGGACAACGCCAAGGCAAGGCACACAAAAGAAACGCTTGACGGACGACAGAACGGCGAACCGGAAGGCTGTACCGATAAATTAACGCCGCCCAAAACCATATCAAGCGAAGCGAAAAAAGAGTGGAAACGCATAGTTAAGCTGTATCGTCAGCTTGACGCGAAGATAATCAATGACTTGGACATATCTACCCTTATGGCGTACTGCGAAAGCGTAGCAATATACCGCAGGGCGCAAGAGGAATACCAGAACCGCCCGCTGGTCTATATGAATGCGGACGGCAGACCCGCAGAAAACCCGTATATTACTATAATGCGGCGTGAGGGACAGAACATAGCGAAATACGCGGAGCAGTTGTGTCTGTCTCCGGTAGGCCGCGCAAGAATGGGAGTTGCGGCCGCCAAGAAGGAAGCAGAAAGCGACCCAATGGCGGCCTATCTGAACAAGTACGGTGGTTGACGCAAAAAAGGCGCTTGCGGTTATAGAATTTGTGCAGGCGTTAAAGCATACGGGTGATTTTTACGGGAAGCCTTTCGTGCTGCTGCCGTGGGAAATTGACGTTATAAATGCCGTATATGGCACGGTGAATGAGGACGGGAAGCGCCAATACCGAACGGGTTATTTGGAGATAGCCAAGAAGAACGGCAAAACCGAGCTTATAGCCGCACTCAGTCTTTACCATCTTGTGATGGATCCGGCGGGAGGCGAAATATATTGCGGCGCAGCCGACCGCAATCAAGCATCCATAGCCTTTAACGCGGCAAAGAGTATGGTGGAGCAGAGTAAGGTGCTATCCAAGATTATAAAAATCAAGGACAGTACAAAAGAAATGTTGAACCTTCGCACGCATACGCGCTTCAAGGTGCTCTCGGCGGAGGCGGCTACTAAGCACGGACTTAACCCGTCCGTGGTAATAATTGACGAGCTGCACGCGCACCCCAAGCGCGACCTGTGGGACGTGCTGACATTTGGCACGGGCGCGGCGCGAGACGAACAGCTTATCTGGTGCATCACCACGGCGGGCGACGACCCTGACAGAAAAAGCGTTGGTTGGGAGCAGCATGACATAGCCACAAAAATTATAAGCGGCGAGCTTGTAGACCCGACATTTTATGCCAAGATATATACCGTGCCTGAAACTGCGGATATATATGACGAGGCCAATTGGTACATCGCCAACCCCTCGCTTGGCGTGTCGATAAAAATAGAGAATGTCCGCAGCGAGGCGTTAAAGGCGCGGAACAGCCCTGCGGCGGAGAAGCTTTTCCGCTGGCTGCGGCTGAATCAATGGGTATCGTTGAAGCGCACAGGGTGGATGCCAATCACGCTGTGGGACGATACCGAAGGCGACTGGCACAAGTCCGATATGCTGGGGCGCGAGTGCTATGTGGGTATCGACCTATCAAGCACAACTGACCTTACGGGCGTGGCGGTGCTTTTCCCGCCGTTACCGGAGCAGACGGAATGGCGGTTTTTTGTGGATGCGTGGATACCGGAGGACAATATGCGCGAGCGCGAACAGCGTGACCATGTACCATTTGGCAGATGGGTTAAAGCGGAGCATATGCACGCAACGCCCGGCAATTGCGTCGATTATGCATACATAGCAAATTATCTTGATAAGCTGATGCTGGACTACAATGTAAAATATATTGCCGCCGACCAATGGCGAATTGATTCCCTGCGCCCGCTGATGCAGCAGGAAGTAGCACAGCAGAAGGTTATAACCATACCCCAGACAATGGCGGGAATGTCGCCCGCCATGAAGGAGCTGGAGCGCCTGATGATGGACGGCGAGATAACGCACGAGCATAACCCGTGCGGGCGGTGGACATTTGGCAACGTTGTGGTAGCACAGGACGGCAACGAGAACATAAAGCCGATGAAAAACAAGAGCATCGAGCGAATTGACCCCATGTGCGCACTTATAGACGCAATGGCGGCGGCGGTCAAACTGGAACCCAAACGAAGCGTATACGAACAGCGCGGCTTGCGCGTAATATGAGGTGGGAATGAAAAAAATCAAGCTATTCGGCAAAATAATTGAGATACGCGCGGCAAATGTAGAAAAACTGCCGCCTGTATCCAGCGATACGGCATGGCAGGATTACCTTATGGGCAACGGGTGCGCCATAAGCGCAGATACGGCATTACAGGTTGCGGCGGTTTTCCGGTGCGTTGACCTGATAAGTAAGACAATGGCGGCGCTGCCGCTGCATATGTACCGCGACCGTAACGACGGCAAGCAGAAGGCCAAAGACCATCCGTTATACAAGATTACAAATATACTGCCAAACCCGACCACGACGGCGTATGAAATGATGCAGATGCTTGTGGCAAACATACTGCTGACACGCGGCGGATATCTGCGCATAGTACGCAACCGCAGCGGAGTAATAACAGCGCTTAAGAATCTGCCCACGGCAAACTGTTCGCAAGTCTATACCAACAGCCGCAACGGGGAGCAGTACATATACGCCACGGCGGACGGCATAACCGAAACGCTGAGGGATGGCGATTTTGTGTTTATACCGGGGTTTAGATTTGCAAGCCGAACGCCGGAAGACCCGATGGACATAGCGGCGGGGGTGCTTGGCCTAAACGACAGCATGACAAAGTATGCACAGCGCGGATTCAGCGGCACATCACCGGGCGGGTATATAACATACCCCGGCGAATTATCCGACAGCGCGTACGAACGTTTCAAGGAGGACTTTAAGGCCAATTATGCGGGCGTGGAGAATGCGGGCAAATGGATGTTTTTAGAGAACGGCTCCACGGCACAGCCGTGGGACAGAGACATGCAAAAAACGCAGCTGCTCGACAGCCGCAAATGGGCGGTGACGGAAATATGCAGGATATTCGGCGTGCCGCCGCATATGTGCATGGACTTGGAGAAGGCCACATTCAGCAATATCGAGCAGCAAAGCGCTGAATTTGTGCGCGATTGCATAAACCCGCTATCCGTGCGCATAGAGCAAGCGCTTTACCGCGACTTGCTGACAACGGCAGAGCAGCGTGAATATTACTACAAATTTAACACAAACGGCCTCCTGCGCGGCGATACCGCGTCACGGACGAGCTATTATAACTCGATGCGGCAGAACGGCATAATGAACGCGGACGATATACGCGAGCTCGAGGACATGAACCCGTTGCCTGACGGGCTGGGGCGGATATACTTTATCAACGGCAATATGCTGCCGCTGGAAAATGCAAAACTAAACGCGCCAAAGAGCGCACAGGTGAAAGGAGATACAAAAGGTGCATAAATTCTGGGAGTTCAAAGCCCTCGGCAATGCCGGAGAGCTTTTTTTGTATGGCGAAATAAGCGATACGTCGTGGTTTGGTGACGAAGTAACCCCCGCACAATTCCAGAAAGACCTTGCGGCGCTTGGGGATATATCCGCGCTTGATGTCTACATAAACAGCCCAGGCGGCGACATTTTTGCAGGATTCAGCATTTACAACATTTTGCAGCGGCATAAAGCGGAAAAGACCGTCCATGTAGACGGCCTTGCAGCCTCCGCCGCATCCGTCATAGCAATGGCGGGCGACACCATAAAAATGCCCGAAAATGCAACGCTGATGATACATAACGCATGGACATATACAGGCGGCGGCGCAGAGGATTTGCGGAAAACCGCCGACGAGCTTGAACGCCTTAACGGGCAGATTGCGGACATATACGCCGCCCGCACGGGCAAAGACAAGGACGAAATAGCGGCCATGATGAGCGCAGAGACGTGGATGAGCGGCAAGGAAGCAAAGGAAGCGGGCTTTGCGGATGAGCTGATTGAGAATAAAAAAATAGCGGCGTGCGCAAACGCGGGCAAGTATTTTGCCCGCTATAAGCACGCGCCCGATATAAATGAGCCTGATAATGGGGGAGAAATCCAGCCCACAACAGATACAACAAACGCAGCGCTGGCGGAACAGCGTGAAAGATTTAAGGCCATGAGAATAAAAATTTTGGAGGTATGAAATGGCAAAAGAAATTTATGAGATGATGCAGGAGAGGGCGAAGATAACTGCCCAGCTGCGCGAAGTGATGAACCGCAATGACGCGGAGGAAATGAACGCGGACGACAAGGCAACGTATGACAGGCTTGAAAAAGAATTTGACAAGCTTAACGCAAGCATAACCCGCGAACAGAAACAGCTTGAGCGCGAGCGGGCTGCCGGAGAAATCGTCGAAAAGCAGCAGGATAATGCAAAGAACAAAGTGGGCGAAATGTTTGGCCGCGCCTTGAGGGGCGATCAGGGCGACATAGCCGCGTATCGCAACACCACGCAGACCCTTGGCACAAATGCCAACGCGGGTTATCTGACTGCCCCCGTTGAGTTTGTAAACAGGCTGATAGCCGGACTGAAAGACGATATGTTTATGCGCCAGATTTGCGATGTTGTCGGCCCTATCGGCAATGCGCAGAGCCTTGGTTACCCGACGCTCGCCGCCGATGCGTCCGACATCGAATGGACAACCGAAATTGCGGCAGCGCCCGAAGAAGCAACTATTTCGTTTGGCCGCAGGGAGTTCAAACCCCAGCGCCTTGCGAAGCTGATAAAGATATCCCGAACCCTTATGCGGCACGCGCCCTCGCCCGACCAGACGGTGCTTGACAGGATACTCTATAAGGTCGAAGCCGCGCAGGAGAATGCCTACATGAACGGCGCGGGTACTAACGGCCCGCTCGGCGTATTTGTTGCAAGTGCCAACGGCGTGCCCGAAGCCCGCGACATTACAAGCGCCGCGGCTGCAATAACCGCAGACGATATGATCGAAACCAAGTATGCGGTTAAGGGGCAGTATACGCGCAATGCGTCCTGGGTGATGCACCGCGACCTGTGCAAGACGTTGGCCAAGCTCAAGGGCAGCGACGGCCAGTATATATGGCAGCCGTCCGTACAGATGGGACAGCCTGACAGGCTGCTCGGAGCACCCGTCTACATGAGCGAATACGCGCCCAATACTTATACGGCGGGCAAGTACGCCGCGGTATACGGCGACTTTAGGACGGGTTATATGATTTGCGACGGCGACGGCCTGTACATACAGGTGCTCAACGAGCTGTATGCGCCTAATAACTCAATCGGCTATCTGGTCGAGTACTTTGGCGACGGCGCGCCCGTAGTAGGCGAAGCGTTTGCCCGCCTTAAAATTGAGGGCTCATAAGATGAACACGCGGGGCGCTTTGCCCCGCGCAAGAACGGAGGTTAGATATGGCGGCACAAATTTTGACGCAAACAATAATAAACGAGGCTGTAACGCTCGACGCGGCCAAGATGCATCTACGCATTAACCCCGACGATAACAGCGAGGATATGCTGATAATTTTGCCGCTTATCACTGCGGCGCGGGAATACTGCGAAAACTATACGGGCCGCGCGTTTGCGCCGCAGAAAATAACCGCATTGACGGACGCAGCAGGAACAATCAAACTGCCGCGTTGCCCGGTAAAAAGTATTGACAGCGTGACGGTAGACGGCAAGGCCGTGGAGTATACGGCGGACTTGCGGCGCGGAACGGTGACGGTCAACGAGCCCAATGCTACGATCACATACACGGCGGGCGGGTATGTGCCGTTTATGGTACGGCAGGCAATGCTGCTGCTGATTGGGCATTGGTACGCCAACCGCGAAGCCGTCACAACCGCAAATACAAGCGAAGTTGACATGGCGGCACAGGCCATGCTGCGGCAATACAAAGGCTGGTGGTTTTGATGGCGGCACGCGCAAACGCGGGTGAGATGCGAACAAAAATCACCGTAAAAAACCCCGTATATACCATAAGGGACGGCTTTAGCCGCGAAGAATTTGTAAACGCATTTACGCGGCCTGTGTGGTGCAAGTGGGTTAACGCGCACGGCGCAGAAATATACCAGGCCGCTGAGCTGCATTTACGCGAACCCGCAACGATAACCATGCGCTATTCGCCGTTGGTGACGGTCAAAAGCCGCATATGGCGGGAGAGAGACACGGATCCGTATGAGGTGTTAAGCATCAACAACGTCAATGACCGCTGCGAATTTCTGGAAATCAAGGTACAAAGGGTGGTGACGGCATGACGATTGCGGAAATACTGCAAGACAAATACACCGTATGCCACCCGCCCTACATGGGCGACGCGACCGAGTACGTAACCTATCAGCTTATAACCCAATCGACAACGCTGTACGCCGAGGGAGCCGAGGCGGAAACGTCCGTGCTGTATGCGGTAGACTACTACACTAAGACCGTGCCGTATGCGGAGAAACTGCTTGAAATCAAGCGACTTTTGCAGGCGGCGGGATGGACTTGCACCGTGAACGCCGAGGACTATGAGCCAGATACGGGGCTGTATCATATCCCCATGACGGCGACACATATAGGCGGTATATATGGCTAAGATGTATGTGGACGGCATAGACGCCATACAAAACGCCTTGCATGCGACCGAGGACGGCATAGCGGACTTTGTGGACGATTTGCTTGTGGATGGCGGTAAAATCGCAAAAAAAAAAATCGAGGAAAGCATAACGCGGCACTATCACGTCAGAACGGGCGAACTACTAAGGTCTATCAAAATCACAAAAGGCAAAGACAAGGACGGGCAAAAATACAGCGAGGTCAAAGCTACTGGAAAAAGAGAAAGAAACTCGAAGGGCACCGCAAACAGCTATATCGCATATGTCCTGAACTACGGGCGGTCGAATTACCGCGGTACGCATTTTTGGACGGAAGCGGAAGAACAAGCCCGCAAAGAATATGAAGAACTGATGGAGAAGAAAACAGAACAATACCTGAAGGAGAAAGGACTAAATTAAATGCCTACTTTTGACTTGCGCGGCCTGAAAGTGGCCGAGTACAAAAACGCAAGCGGCACGGTGACATACGACACCCCCACAAGCATGGGCGACGCTATGACCGTGCAGCTTAATCTTACGTCCGCCGAAGGCAGACTATATGCAGAAGGCAAACTCGCCGAATATATGAAACAGGTAACGGGCGGCACGATATCCGCGGGCGTGAAGTACATCTCCGACGATGCCCAGAAGCTAATGTTCGGCGTAACCGAAAAATCCCGCACCATATCCACCACGGCAACCAAAAGCCTTTTGACCACGGCGAAGGATACGCCCAAGTATGTCGGCCTTGGCTTTTATGCGCCCGATATGCGGGACGGCTCGAACAAGGTAACGGCTTGCTTTGTGCATAAAGTGCTTTTCGGCCAGCCCGCAATGAATTTGCAGACCAAAGGCGAAAACATACAATTTCAGACCCCGACGACAACGGGGCAATTTCTGCCGAGCGACGCGGACACACAAGACATAATGGAGGTGGCCGTGCTTGACGATGCTGCTGGGGCTATAGCGTGGATAAACGCTTGCTTTGGCGCGAGCGCGTAAGGAGGCCGCATGGACGACATTAGGCTTAAAACCGCACCGTTTGAGTGGCGCGGAGAAAAAATAAAGCTGTGCTGCAATATGAACGTTTTGGCAGACGTGCAAGAAGCCTACGGCGGCGACATATCCCGCGCTTTTAGGGGCCGCACCATACGGGCAACGCTGACATTTTTGACGGCGATGATAAATGACGCTACGGACGGCGACCTGACCGTACGTGAGGTAGGCCGCGAAATCCCCATGAGCGAACTGGGCTATATAAGCGGCGTTGTACTGCCCCTTGTGACCGAAGCGTTGAAAAGCGCGGGCGGCGAGGACACAGAAAAAAAAACGGAGACAGCGGCAAACCGCTGAATTTTGCGTGGTATCTTGCTGTGTGGGTGATGGCGTTACGGCTGCCCGAACGCGATTTCTGGGCAACCGCAACGCCATACCGCGTGGCGAGGATTTTGACAGCATATAAAGAGATAGGCAAGGCAAAAGAGGCTGAAAAGCCCGTAAGCCTTGCAGAATACTTAGGAGTATAAGCGATGCCGAATATTAGGACACGATTTGTCGCGGAAGGCGAAAAAGAATATAGGCAAGCGCTTGGCAACATAAACGGCAGCTTGAATATACTTAACGCCGAAAGTAAAAGGCTACAAGAGCAATTTAAGGGCAATGAAGATAGTCTAGAGGCATTAACTGCCACAAACAAAAATCTTAATAAAATTGTCGATGAATTGACGAAAAAACAGGAACTGCAGCAGGAACGATTAAAAAAACTGACGGAAGCATACGGCGAAAATGATGCCCGCACCATGCGCATGGCCAAAGCAGTAAAAGATACCGAAGCCGCCCTGCTAAAACAAAAACGCGCACTTGAAGAAAGCAAGGATGCCGTAGAAAACTTTGGGCAAGAAGAAATCGAAGCGGAAGAAAACACCCAAGACCTTGGCGACGCACTGAATGACGTCGGCGGGAAGTTTGGCATAAGCCTGCCAAAGGAAATGACCAACACCCTTAACGGCATGCTTAAAATCGACACGCAGACGCTTGTGACGATAGGTACATTTGCCGCCTTGGCCGCGGCAGTGGCAGAGGTCGAAAAAAAGCTTATAAGCCTGACGATAGAATCAGCGGCATACGCGGACGAAATACTTACGCAATCCGCGGTGACGGGGCTATCGACCGAAGCGCTGCAAGAGTATCAGTATGCCGCCGAGCTTGTGGACGTATCGCTGGATACGCTGACTTCAAGCCAATCAAAAATGATAAGGAGCATGGATGCGGCACGGCGTGGCAGCAAAGAGCAAGCGGAAGCCTTTGACAAGCTGGGTATTGGCGTGCAAAATGCGGACGGCACGCTGCGCGACGCACAAGAGGTTTTCGGCGATGTAATAGACGCGCTTGGCGCTATAAGCAACGAAACAGAACGCGACGCGATAGCAATGACCATTTTCGGGCGTTCCGCGCGCGACCTGAATCCATTGATAAAAGCCGGTAGCGACGGCTTGCGCGAGCTTACCCAAGAGGCGCACAATGTAGGCTATGTAATGGGCGAAGAGGCATTAGATGCTTTGGGCGCGGTTGACGACCAGCTACAGCGAATGAACCGCTCAGGTGAAGCCCTCAAGAATCAGATTGCCGTCGGCATGGCTCCGGCAGTCGAAAACCTAATGAAAAAAGGAACCGACCTATTCGTGCGGCTGCAAGAAGCCGCCGAAGGGTCGGGCATTTTAGAGGTTTTCGGTGCGCTGCTTGACGTGGTATCCGCGCTCGAGCCGCTTTTTGATGTGCTTTTCGGCACGGCAGAGGATGGCGTGCCTGTGCTGCAAACCCTTGCGCTTGCGCTGGGCGTTCTGGCCGACGCGCTGACCATAGTAGCCAACACGATAGCAATAGTAATAGAGCTGTTTAAGCAGCTATTTAACCTTATCAGCGGCAAGGGCTTTGATGACAGCAATCTTACTCGCTATGGCGAAAACATAGCCAAGGTTTTTAGCGACGAGGGAGCAAGCGCCCGGGCGTGGAGCGGCGGCTTTGGGAGAAATATAGGCCGCAACGCGGACGGCACGGACTACTGGCCTGGCGGGCTGACTTGGGTAGGCGAACGCGGGCCGGAACTGGTATCCCTGCCGCAAGGCAGCAGGGTATACAGCGCAGAGGACAGCCGCAGCATGGGCGGCACGAATAATTATTATTTGACCGTGCAATCGCGCGACATGGAAACCGTGGCGGCAATGACGGCAACGTTCAAGCGTGCAAGGCAGGCAGAAAGGGCAAAATAATGGCAAAAACGATAATAAAAACATATTTTACAGGCGGCATCGGGTTAGACAGCATAATCCGGGTAGACGGCTCTGCCGAACAATGTCAAAAATATATAAGGGGGATAACAAGGCTTGATTATAGCGGACTGATTGTCCCCACGGGGAAAAAAGCAATATCCCACGTTATAAAGCTACACCTGGGTACATCCAATGAAAAGTATGGCAATAGATTTACCCGATCTGTAACGCCACCGGATGGATACACAACGCAATCAATAAATACGTTCCCGTCGGAGGTCGAGGTTAATCCAACGCCAGCGATACCAGCGAGAAGCTTTGCTTACATGCGGTATATTGCTGGCTATGCGAGCGTAGCAAAAGAGTATAACGCCATGCCGAGCGAGATAGCGAGCGGGGACTGGATAACGCTCGAGCTACCACAGGGGGAAGATTTGCCAAGCGACGGCAGCATATACCTTGCACAGATGTCGGCATATACGCCAGAAAATAATCCAATAGAAAATCGTGTCCCCGGCAAAGTGGCGTATAAATATAGAGACGGCACGGTAGAGTACTATGCTTATGATTTTTATTCGCATTTTTGGACGGATTATACCAACTATGAGCTATCAAACCGCAGCTACATAGAAACAGTAATTGCCGACTGCCCGCAAATCCCGACCGTAAAAAGCCCTGTGCTGGGCGAGACGGTCGCGCCGAGCGGTGGCGTGGTGCGCTTCAACTGGGCGCATAACTCCAGCCCGCAGAGCAATCTGCCGCAAAAGGGCTACAATTTGCAAATATCGGGCGACGGCCTGACATGGGAAACCATCACCACGACAAGCACTAATCAATATGCCGATGTGCCGATTGCCAAAATCCCCAGCGGTAATTTTTACTGGCGCGTGCAGACCATAGATACAGACGATGCGCCCAGCGATTACAGCGACCAAGCATATGCATACTACGGCACAGCACCGGCCGCGCCAAGTATAGTGACAAGCGTTTTCACATCGGCAAAACCGCGCTTGATATGGACGACCACCTTTGCCCAGAGCGCATACAAGGTGCAAATCCTAAAGGGCGCGACCTACATAGTAGACATCACAGCGGAGAGCAGCGACCAATTTTACGACATCCCCGTCGCGCTTGAAAACGGGGAACAGTACACCGTGCGCGTATCCGCGCGGGATGAAGCGGCGCACTACAGCGCATGGGCAGAGGATGCCATAACGGCAAATTACATAATTCCGACCACGCCGTCCTTCTTTCTTTCAAAAAAAAAAGATGGCATTGAAATAATAATAAGCCACAATCAGACAGGGATATTGCGGTACGATATATACCGCTTTAGCCCCGGCGACGCGGATTTTATCCGCATCGGCAGCACCACGACAAGAAAATATAAGGACTGGTCTGTGATGGATGGCGAAGTGCGATATAAGGTTATAGCCGTAAGTGACAGCGGTGAAAGCAAGGGCGCACAGCAGCGCACGACATTTGAACTGACGACAGGGTGGCTTACGCCCGTGGACGACCCCACGCACCCATTTGAGGTGCGCTACAACGTGCAGGACAGGTATCATACCGATTATGACGTTAGTATGATGGAATACGCAGGCCGCGAAAAGCCCGTGGCGGAGTTTGGGCAGATAGCGCAAAGGAGCATAAGCGTATCCTTTGCCACAAATGACAAGGACGCATACAAGGCGCTTGAACGGGTGATACGGCAGCGCAAAACGATATTGTATCGAAATGCACGCATGAAAATGTACGGCGTGTGCATAAGCCCCTCCGACCAGCCCGCAGACTACTACGGCATGATATATAATCTGTCGTTTATCATAAACGAAGTCGAATATAGCGAGGTAGTATGATGCAGTTTGCACGGGGAGGATATACGGATGCAGAGATACAGGCGGCGCTTGTAGCGCCCACGCGGCAAATCCGCGTGCGCTACGAACTGCTGGGGCGCGACTTGCAGTACAAGCGCGACATAACGACCGTATCCAGTGGAACTATAACTTTTGACAGCGCCGCAGCGATTATGCGCACGGCGCTGTTTGAAATGCGAGATGAAGAGATAGACTATCTCAGCGCGCGTGTCCGCCCCGTCTTTGGGCTGCGCATGGGTGATACATGGGCGGAATGGCCGCTGGGGGTATTTGTGTTGTCGTCGCCGGAACGCGTGGCGAAAGCAAAGACGGTATCGCGCACAGTAGAGGCATACGACCTTAACCAACTGCTAAAGACGGACGGCATATCCACGCGGCTATACTATCCGGCAGGGACGCGCTACACAGACATAGTGCTTAATGTGCTGTACGGCGCGGGCATAACCCGCGCGAACATCGAAGGCGCGGAGGACACTATTGCCGAGGCGGTTGAATACGCGCCCGGAGCATATAGGCTGGACATAATCAACGAGCTTTTGGCGGCAATTAATTACACACCCATACACCCCGACGCAAACGGAATTTTTATTGCACGCAAGCAAAGAGACATCGAACTGAGCGATATCGCGTACAAGTACAGCACCAAGCAGGACAGCGTGATAATGGGCGAGGCCAAGGAGGCTGTAGACTACTTCGACGCGCCAAATAGATTTATTGCCTATGTATCGTCCCCTGAAGTCGCGCCCATGCGCGCGGTGTACGAAAACGCCGACCCGCAGTCGCCACTAAGCACCAAAAACAGGCAAGTGGTGACAGAAGTAATCGAACTGCGCGACATAAGCACACAGGCGGAGCTTGATGCGTATGTGCGCCGCCGCGCCATTGAGGCCGAGGCGGACTTGCACGGCATAGACTTTGCCACGGGCCTTATGCCCATGCACGGCTATAAGGACGTATACCAATTTGAGCACGACGTGTTAGGCATAAACGAGATTTACCAAGAAACCGCGTGGAGCATGGAACTGCGTGCGGGCGGTAAGATGAAGCACAAAGCAAGGAGGATTACGGGATGAATTTTGCAACTATAAAAGCTGTGCATGATGATGGTGTAACGCTGGCGTTTGACGATGGCAGCGAATCGCAAAAGCATTACAAAGTCAACAGCGGCGTTGTCTTTAATGCGGGCGACCGCGTGCGAATTTTGGAGGATAACGGCACATATGTCGTTGAATATGTGGTAGGCCGACCAATAAAGGCAATCAACGCAGGGACGGCAAGCACCGCAGGCAGCGCGAATAAGCTTAGTACTGCCCGACAAATCCGACTGACTGGCGACGTGGAAGGTACAGCTAACTTTGACGGCAGCGCGAATATCAGCATAAGTATAACGTCGCTGCGGACAGCCAAGCTGAAAAACGCCTTTGCCCCCAACGACAAGACAAAAGATATACAGCTATGGGCGCAATACAACAACGCCCTGTGGTATCGGGTCGGCACGGGCACGCGTACCAAGCTGACCAACGGATAAAAGGAGGACACATGACCTACAATATCACCCTAACCGCCAACCACCAATCTTTGACCGCCGAATATCTCCCCCTTGCGGCTGAATCTGTGCAGCACCTTACCGCAAAGGTGGTGTGCGAGACCGAGGACTGGACGGGGCGCGAGATTAAGGCCATGTTTGGGCAGGGCTGCACGGTGCACGAAGTGTCCGTGACAGACGGGGAGATAACCGCTAAGCAGCAGCTTAACCTTACAGCGGGCGACTGGCGCGTGTGGCTTGTGGGCAACTCCGCGCGGGACGGCGAAGTGATACCGCGTATCACCACAAACGTGGCGCATATCAGCGTAGCCCCGACAGGCGGCACGGAGGGTAACCCCTTCCCCGCAATCCCGCCCACGGTGGAGGAACAGCTGCGGGCAGACATGGGCAATCTCGACGACCTGACCACGGAGGACAAGAGCAGCCTTGTGGCGGCAATAAACGAGGCGGCAGCGAGCGGGGGCGGTAAAGATGCAGTAACGTATACCCCGCAAACTCTGACGGAAGAACAGCAGGCACAGGCCAGAACGAATATCGGGGCTGAAAAAGCGGGAACGGGGTACACCAAACCCGCATCCGGCATACCCAAAACCGACCTTGCGCAGAGCGTACAGACAAGCCTTGACAAGGCCGATGCAGCTATATCCCTCGGCCTGACCTCCGCCACCCCCGGCCAGATAATCAAGGTAAAGACCGTGCAGGACGGCAAGCCGACCGAGTGGGAGGCAGTGGATATGCCGGGCGGTGGCGAGACATGGGAAAAGGTTGCAGATATTGAACTACGTGCAGATACGGCATTGTATGTGCTTGCTGACTTCGCAGTGTGGCGTAAAGCAAAAGTAATCATGAGGCGTCCGACATATGTCAGTGGGCTAGCCAAGAACGTGTGGTGCCGCGTTGTGGAGAAAAACAATGTAGCCGCCCCATATTATTCTTGCGGATATTTAGTAGCGGAGTACGGATATTCTTACTGGGATTTTTCAGCAGAAGTTAGTAGCAATGTTATTTCATCGGCCACGCTGCGAAACAACAACACTAACGCTGCTGATAACGTTAGGTCAACGCAAACGCTAACGCCGATCAATTTACCGCCAACGGCTTATGAGCTAACGCTGACATTCGTTGATACATCTGTGATTCAGGATGGTGACAAGGTGACGGTAATAGGGGTGAGACGATGAAAAAATATATAAATGGCTCATATATAGACATGACCGCGGAAGAAATAGCAGAGCTTGAACAGCTTGCGGCAGAACAGCCCGCGCCCGAACCCACGCCGGAAGAAAGGATTGCGGTGCTTGAAGAAGCGTTGAATATGCTATTGTCGGGGGTAACGGAATGACGAACGAACTGCGCAATAGAATCCTTGCCTACAACCGCAGGATAAAGGCTGACCGCATGGAGCGGGACGAGCTGAAAGCCAAGCTTGACCGTATCCGCGCGGCAGTAGATGGTATGACGGGGCTGCCGAGCGTATCAAAGCTTGCGGCCTTTTTAGAGACCATCAAAGAGATTATAAAGCCAGAGGAAGGCTAAAATTATGAAAAGATACTTTGCAATGGTGCTTGCCGTTGTGCTGCTGTGCATCTGCACGGGCGCAATGGCTATGGGCTGGGGACGCACGGATAATCCGCCCCCGACTTACACCGTGACCGTGACTAAGCTGGACAAGGTGGCGACCACCAGCGGCGCGGCCTATACCCCTGCACCGGGCAAGGCTGCTACAGTCGGCACGGTGGTGTACTTTACGGCAAAATTTGCAGATGCCGAAGGCAATCCCGTGCAGGGCACTATCAATCTTACGGATATGGACGTGCTGTATCTTGATGGCGATGTAGTCGCCGCGATAGTCACAGGCGCATACCCCGCTGTGCGGGCGGTATACAAGTATACCACCCCATTGGCGGAGCTGACCTATGACGGCAAGCCCGTGACCATAAGCGGAGATACCGTGACCATAGGCAGCTTGACATTCGTCCGCCGCAATGGCGCGGCGGTAGATGTATCCATAGCGGGCGGCCTTGCCGACCTGACCCGCGAGTTGAACGCGCTGAGTATGACGCTTGACGACATCTACGCGGGCAAGATATATATGGACGATGCCGCGCTTGTGGCAAATCTCGGGCAGCACATCAAAGCCGAGGCTACGGCGGTATGGGGGGCTGATGGCGTGGTAGTGCGCACACCCGACTTGCCGCAGACCGGCTCCGCCCCCGTGTACATAGGCTATATAATGATTCTTGCCGCGCTGGCCTTGGGAGTAAGAATATGGGCAAAAAGATAGATGATTTTATCGCATACCTTACCAGCCATCTGGGCGATGCCTATGTCTGGGGCGCACAGGGCGAAAGGGTAGACAACCGCGCCGACCTTAAAAAATGGGTACGGCGCAAAGAAACTTCACGCCGCGAGGCCGACCGCGCCCTTGCATACATCAAAAAAGCCACCAAAACGCCGCTGTATGCCTTTGATTGCAGCGGCCTTATCATTCATTGGCTGCGTGACATAAAAGGGCTGATTGACGGTGATACAAGTGCCGCAGGGCTGTACAGACAATGTACCCAAAAGGGCAAGCTTGCCGCGTGGCAGATGCAGCCCGGCGACCTTGTATTTAGGTACAGCTTCGCCAAGGGCAAAATGGGACATGTAGGCGTATACGTCGGCAACGGCATGGTGATAGAGGCTAAAGGCCGCGATTACGGCGTGGTAAATCTTCACTTGTGCCTCGGCGGCTGGACGCACCAGGGCAGACACCCCGCGCTGGCCGAGGATACCGCCCCAACCGTCTTTAGATTGACCTCGCCCATGATGCGCGGCGAAAACGTGAAGCTTATGCAGGCCGCATTGAACGCCTGTGGCTACGATTGCGGCAAGGCCGATGGAATCTGTGGCAAGGCCACAATGACGGCTGTAAAAGCCTTTGCAACAGCGCATACGGAGGTATAGCCCGTGGAATGGTGGGGTTGGTGTGCATCAATACTGGGGGCTATCGTGCTTATCGCGCAGGGCATAAAGGCGGTAAGGGAAATCATAGCCCCCGCATTATCTATACGGGAGAAGCTTGACAAGGTGCTTGAACATGATTCGAACGACTTGAAGCGGTTTGAGGAAATCAACACAAAATTTGCACAGCAGGAAGCCACAAATCAGGCCATTATAACCGGCTTTGTGGCACTGATAAATCACGAGATTGACGGAAACGGGATTGACGGGCTGAAAAACGCTCGTGCAGAACTTTTACAACACATAATCGAAAGGAGATAAGAATAATGACGAACGAATTTTTTACCTGGGCGGTGCTTCTGACCTATGCGGGGGCGACCCTTGCAACCAGCCTTGTAACCCAGCTTATCAAGGGCGTGGGCTTTATCGACAAAATACCCACGCGCCTGACCAGCTATGTAATCGCGCTTGTGGTGCTTATTGCCGCCACCTTTTTCACCGGCGGCCTGACCCTTGAGGCGGGGGCGCTGTGCGTGATAAATGCCGTGGTAGTGTCCCTTGCTGCCAATGGCGCATATGATGCGATAGCCCGCGACAAGAAATAAAATTGCCGCCGCCCCTCTGCGACACAAAAAAGGCCGGAGGTGATAGGCCGATGAGAAGCCGGCCTGTGTGGTGGACAAAAACATTTTGCAGACCCTATCCCGCGCGGAGTGGGAAGGGATAATCTATCAGCGGATTTTTAGTGAGCGTAACCGCTGGCTTGTGGCGCGGCACCTGCTGGATGGTGTGCCGTATGACAGGCTTACAGCGGAGTATCAGGCGCGGTACACCGATGCGCCGTTAGAGTATGACCAAATTCGCCGCCGATACAAGGCGGCGGAGAGAACCCTTATAAAATATGCCCCCTGATGGGGGCTTTTTTATTTTTTGGGGGCTTGACATATGCCCGATGCTGTGGTATTTTAATAGTGCCATCCGGCAACGGATGAGGATTGAAATATTTGTTTTTTCGTTTTTGCGTCTGGGACGCATGTCACCCGCTTGCGGGTGTGGATTGAAACATCTACTATTAGGTTTTCAAGCCGAAGGAAAAGATGCACCGCCGTGCATCTTTTTTCTTTCCCCGGTTATTTCACCCAACCCCAAAGATTTATCCAGTTTTTGGGACAGATTATCCGGTACATATAGGGCGGATTCCTCCAGTTTAGCCAGTCGAATATCCAGGCATCACCCCAGTCATTATCAGCCGCCAGTGCATCCAGCTCCGGTATCCGCTCATCTGACACGCAGTACACCCCGTAGCCCTCGTCCGTGATGTAGTGGCGTAAAAACTCCATGTTATACTTTTCGGCTAAGGCCATCAGCGCGGCCTTGGTTCTCGGCATTCTTGCTTCCATCTTTTTGTCCTCCTCAATCTTACAGTCGGCCTTCTTGCCATTTCGTCCCGACGTTTATCAGTATCGCTGTCCGATATGCGGCTGTGGCGGTTCGATAATCATCTGGGTCGATGTTAACCATCTCGCAGAGCATCTCCAATAGGCCTGTCTCGTTGTCGGGGTCGTCGTCTATTGCGTCAATCAGTTCATCTGCCGTCGCCATGCGCACATCGCTGCGGGGGAAACCGTCCTGCTCGACAATCAATGATGTGATGATGTCGTCGCCGTACTTTTCGTGGGTCTTTGTGCCTTCAATCGCTTTGTATGCTTTCATTTTTTAACTCCCTTCGGGGCTTGTCGCCCTTGCTTTATCTTATGGCTATATTATACACCGGCTTACACTATTTGTCAGGTGTTTGCTTGACAAAATTAAAAATATTTTTCCCACCAAGTGCCCTATAAATTCCCTCCCCGCGCCCTGTGCGCGGGGCTTAATTTTTGCGAAAATTAAGACATAAGGAGGCGAGAAAAAATGTGGAATCCTAACCCTTTTTTTGGCGGCTATCAGCAGCCCCAGCAGTACCAGCAGCGCACCGAAATTGCCCAAGTCAATGGCGAGGGCGGAGCGAAGGCATATAGCCTTGCGCCCAATAGCAGCATCCTGCTGCTGGACACCACCGCGCCCATAGTCTGGCACAAGTGTACCGACAGCGCGGGGTATCCTACACTAACCCCGTACACCATCACACCGTATCAGCCTGCGCCGCCTGTGGATATCAATGATTTAGCGACGCGAATATCAAAATTGGAGGAAAGACTAAATGCCGAATCCCATATTGCAAGCAATGAAAGCTGGAAGCCAGCAGACCCCGCGAATATCCCCGCAGCTAATCGCCCAGGCGAAAAGCATGATGGGAATGCCCGCGCAAATGCAGCAGGTAATGCGGATGCTCGGCGGGCGTGACCCCCAGCAGATGTTTTACAGCTTGTGCCAGCAGCGCGGCATAGACCCTGAAAGCATCTTGTCCCAGATACGATAAATCACGCGCGATTTATATACCAAAAAAATAAAATTATGAAGGAGAAAAGACAATGGATAATGTACCCTCTGTGGCGGATATAGCCGCCGTAACGGACAAAAACGACGGCCTTGGCGGCAGCCTGGGCGGAGGTTTTTGGATATTCGCCCTTATCGTGCTTTTGGCTATGATGGGCGGAGGCTTTGGCGGCTGGGGCAACCGTGGCAGCGGTGACTACGGCCAGTACGCGACCGCAGCGACGCAGCAGGAAATCCTTTTCGGTCAGCATTTTGGCCAGCTTAATGACCGCTTGACCAACATCGGCAACGGCATATGCAGCCTTGGCTACGATATGCAGGGCAATATCGGCCAGCTTGGGAAGGAAATGGCGCTGGCGCAGAACGGCACGAATATGACCATAATGCAGTCCGCGAACGGCATACAGAGCCAGATGGCCGAGTACTGCTGCGCCGTGCAGCGCGGCATGGATGCCATCAACGCCAATATCGACGCAAAATTCGCGGCTCTTGAAAAGGCACAGCTTGAGCAGCGCATAGCCCAGCTTGAGCAGGCCAATAACCAGCTCTTTGTGCGCGAGCAGCTGACGGGCGTGGTACGCTACCCCAACGGCTACACTTACAACGCCGGAAATAGCCCGTTTTGCGGCTCCGGCTGCGGCTGCGGCAATAGCTGCTGCTAAGACATGACACACCATCCGGCATTGCCGTGACTATCGGGGCGGCTTGACCGCCCCTTGATTATGAAAGGAGAAAATTATGGCTTGTAAGAATATATGCCAGCTTTGCCCCCACCTGATTATATCCCAGTCCGTGACATTTGTGGCGGGTACTGGGCTTATCATCAATCTGCCCGCAGGAGTATACGCCAACGGCGAGAAGTATTGCATCGTCGTGGCGCAGAGCATACCGGATACCACCACCATATCCGCGCCCGTATATATCACCATCGGCACAGGCACGGCGCAGTATCCCCTGATAAATCGCTGCTGCGCACAGGTGACCGCGTGCAGCATGCGCAAGCGCACCAAGTACAGCACCGTAGTATCCACCACCCCTACGGGCGGGACGTTTAAGCTGCTCGGCAACCCACCTTGCGCACCGAATAACGACTTGACGGGTCTGACTGGCGGAGCCGTCGCCACCGTGGCGGAGGCGACAAAGAAATGAAGCTAATTAACGATTTGTCCGACCAGATTTGCGAAGAAATCGCGGACGCTGAAAAGTATGCTAAGTGGGCGCTTACGGTCAAGGACGATATGCCAACCGTAGCGCAGACCCTGTACACCATATCGGGGCAGGAGCTGACCCACGCATCCATGCTGCACGACCTTGTAGTCCGTGCCATATCAGACTACAAGGCCAAGCATGGCGACCCGCCCGCCGATATGCTGACGCTGTACAAATATTTGCACGGCAAGCAGATAGACAAAACGGAACGTATAAAAAGGTATCAAGAGATGTATAAGGCGTAACCTATTTACACCAACCCCTGGCAACTTTACGGCAACTTTTTATTGCGCGCCCGCGCTGACGACTTTTTTGCAAAAACGCCTAAAAATCTATGCTTCTCGGAGCAATGGCGTACTTTGGTGGACAAAAAATCCAAGTAGCTGCCGGATACCAAAGAAGAAAAGCACTCATAAAAATGGGTGCTTTTTCTTAGCAAATTAGGCATTTTTTAATCGCCGCCGTTGCCGTGCGCTTTGGGGCTGGCAACTTTACGGCAACTTTTTTCAAACGCGCCCTGTAACTGCTCTGCACTGTATTTTTCCTTCTGTGCCGAAAGGTGTGAATATATTTCAAGCGTTATTTTCGCGTTAGCGTGGCCTAAATATCGCTGCGCCGAAAGCACGTCCACGCCCGCGTTATATAGCACGCTGGCGTAATTGTGCCGAAGGTAATGCGGGGTTATGACTGATATCATCCGCCCGCCCTTTTCAATCGCGTCAATCTCCGGCGCGATATCGTACAGCCGCGCCATTAAGTCGTCCCATAGGCGGTAGCGCGTTGAATTGCGCTGATATGACCCTGTGGACGACGGTACTACATATGACTGCGGCAATCCGCGCACGGGGCGCAGCTTGTCAGCCAGATCGCGCGGCATGGGTATAGTCCGCACGGACTTATCAGTTTTGGGTGCATCTATTTCCCCTGTCTTGCCGGCCGCCTGCTGCTCAACGTGGATTGTCCCCGCCTTTAAGTCAACGTGCCGCCATTGCAGGCCGCAAGCCTCGCCGTAGCGCATACCCGTGTAGTACAGCAGGGCAAGCATCAGCGTGCCGTCCTCGTCCATCAGGCGCAAGACCGCATCCGTCTCCGCGTCCGTCAACGCCCTGCGCGTCTCCTTTGGCTTGGACGGGATTGTAAGCCCGACCGTGATGTCACGCGGGATAAGTCCTTGACTATACGCGCGCTGAAATACCCCACGCAGGATTGTAGATATGTTGCCTATTATGGCCGCGCACGTGTCGGCCTTGGCGTTCAGCAGCCGCTGCAAATCCTCCGTGGTGATTGCCGTCAGCCTTCGCCCCGCCAACGTGGGGAAGATATGCTTATATAGTGCCGTGCGGTATGACATCTGCGCGGACACTCCTATATGCGGCTGCTTATATACCTCATACCAGCTTAGCGCGTATCGGTCAAAAAGTATTCCCTCCGGTGCGGCGTTTGCGCCCGTGACGTACTTTTCACGCGCCGCCGCCTTAGCCGCTTCAAGCTCCTTTTTCGTGCGGCCTGATACATACTTGACTATGCTTTTGCCGCTTGCGTCCGTGCCTACAGTTATTTTTGCACGGTAGCGCCCATCTTTTTGCTTCGCCATTTCATTGCCCCTTCCTTCTTTTTATGATATAATAGGGGCGAGCGTAGTTCGGCTGTATCTCGCTCCCTTTCCTTTGTACCGTGCGGCTGCAATCCGCACGGAATTTTTATAATCCCATCAAATCGTAAAATACATTCTCCGATATTATCTGCAAGTCCGCCCCCTTTGCGATCAGGCTTTCAGCCCGTTTCAGCTTGCTGCTTTTGCCGTCCTTGATTTTGCTGTAATCGCTCGCGCCCAAAATCAAAAAATTGGTGTCCTTATTTACCCCGTTGTCGCACAGCCCGCCGACATTTACCACGGCCTGCGCCGCATCCAGGCGCACCATTTTGGCAAGCGTGCCAGTAAATACGCAATGCTTGCCATACAGCGGGTGCATCTCGTCCACCGTTGTGCCGTCTGCCGTAAGTGCGTGCAAGTCTGGCCTTTGTGCGCCGTGGCGGCTTACCTCCGTGATGTACGCCTCTCGTCCCGCGCCCGCATCGATACGCGCCAGCAACGCCTTATAACAGTCAATCGTAGCATGGCAGTCACCTATAGCGCGATGGGCTTGCGCGTGGTTAACGCCGAGCGCATTCACAATGTCCCTAAGCCCGTGGTGCTTCAAGTCGGGCAGCACTCGCCGCGATATGCGCATGGTATCTATATAGTCGTTGCTTACGGGCGTTAACCCCTGACGTTCGCAATTATCATAGATAAAATTGATATCAAAATTGATATTATGGCCTAAAATGATATCGTCGCCCAAGAAGTCACGGGCGGCGGGAAGCACCTCCGGCAGCGCCGGGGCGGCTGCAAGCATATCGTTTGTGATGCCCGTCAGCTCTGTTATAAATTCGTCTATCTCCACGCCCGGGTTTACCAGTGTGCTATACTCCGCCGCTACTTCGCCGTGGCGGACGCGCACCATGCCGATTTCAATAATGCAATCCCATTCCGGATCAAGTCCGGTTGTTTCCAAGTCCAGCACAACAAAATCCTCCGGCAGCGCATTCACGGCCTTGCCCTTGTTTTCGCGGACTTTTGCAAGCCTCTTCTCCGCCGTGGCGGAGCCTGTCGTTATCTGTACTCCCATATGTTCCTCCCCTTATCCTTTTCAACGCGCATTTTTTGCGCGTTATAATCTCCATGCTGCCAAATCGCCGTGGATAGATGCCAGCTGGCGCTGAAACCACCCCACCGTGGGGTTAAGCGCGTCGTATAAAAATAGCCCGACCAGTATACCCGTGATGCTGACACTGTATATCACCGACCAGCGCAGCCATTTGCCAAGCTGCCGTATGCGCGTATCTTTTTCGGCAAGCAGTTTGCCCCGCGCGTCCGCCATGGCGGCATTGTATGCTTCCTGCCGCCGCTGGCGTTCCTCGAATGCCGCGATTTTGCCGCCCGCTTCCCCGTCGCACAAGTCCGCCATTGTGTAGCCCATTGCCTCGACGATTGCTTGCACGGTCTGATACGGTGATGTGTCTGGGCTGGCAAAAAATCTGCTTACGGTGCTTGTCGGGACGTTGGATTTGTCTGATATCTGCTTGACCGTCATACCAGATTTGATGCGCATGTTTTTGATTGTCTCGTCTATCATTTTCGCTTCCCCTTCCCATTTTTGATGTGCTCTTTATACCGTTTTTGGGCAGTCAATCCCATTAATGGGCGCTATCCCATTTTTGACAATTTACTTTTTGCCTATTTATGCGGTACGCTTGATATGCGCATAGGGGCGCACCCACGGGGGCGGCGCATCCTTACCTTGCTTCTCCGCCGCCCCCTCCACCCACCATAGATTATATGATGTATGGTGTCTGTGATATGGTATCATATCTTAATAATTTTTTGCACGGAGGATAAAACAATGACATCGAAAGAAACCCTGCTCGTCCTGCTTGACAGCCTTACCCCCGAAGATATCACTTTGATGCTTTCGCTGCTCGAAACGCGGCGAGAAGAAACGCAGCCTGTTCCTCAGTCATGCTCTCAATCTCCGCGATAAGGCGGGTCTTACTCGATGTATAATTCTTATCTTCTTCCCACCCCATAAGATAGCCCGGCGAGACCTTTAGCACCTTAGCCAGGGATTCTATCTTGGCGGCTGGTATGGCAATTTTGCCAAGCTCGTACTTGTTTATAGTAGACTTGCCCACGCCAATAAGCTTACCAAGTTCTTCCTGGGTCATGCCGTGCGTTGTGCGCAAGTCTTTTATCCGTTCGCCTATCATATAATCACCTCGTAATTACTATGCCTATAATATACCACGCCGTCGATTTATAATCAACAATTTATTGCATATTTTTGATAAAAAGTGATTGACAATCTACTGCGTGTGCGGTATTATAGTAGCGTAATAATCCACCAAGGAGGTGATTGCATGGTTGATACACAGGCGTTACGCGGAGTTATCGCGGCGAGCGGCGAAACGCAAATAAGCGTTGCCGAAAAAATCGGGATGCCCTTTAGCACATTTTACAGCAAAATGCGACGCAAATCCTTCGACAGCGATGATATGTATGCGCTGAGGCGGGTGCTAAAAATGAACGACCGCACCTCGATAGAAATTTTTTTTGCGGATACAGTAGCGTAATAATCTACTAAATGAGGATTTAGCATGGCACGATTATATGTAGACGGAATTGACGAAATAGAAAGAGCACTCCGCGACATGGCGGGGGGTTGACGATTTTGTGGATGAGGTCTTGGAGGCCGGCGGCGAGATAGCCAAGCGGAACGTCAAGCAGAGCATAATGCAGCACGGACATTATAGGACGGGCACGCTGCTGCGGTCGATAAAGACCATAAAGAGCACAGACAAAGACGGCCGGAAGTATGTGGACGTTACCGCGGCGGGTAAACGCGAAAACGGCACCCGCAACGGCGAGGTTGCATTTGTCCTAAATTATGGGCGGTCAAATCTCTACGGCACCAGATATTGGCAAGCAGCCGAGGAAAAGACCAAGAAAGAGTATGACAAAGTCCTGCAAGAGAAAACGGAAGCGTTTCTCAAGGATAAGGGGCTTGACTGAGAAAGGAACAAAAATGAAAGACTACCAGAAAATCACCGTAGCCGTGCCGACGAACGACAAGCAAGACGTGCGCGTATATGTTGACGGCGAGCGGCACAACTGCACCGTCGGGACGAGCACTTATTATTGCTCGGGTGATGCCGTGATGCGAGCGTATACATTCAGCGTCCCGTGCGAGCGCGCCCCGCATGACCCTATGCCGCGGCGGTTGAGCGTTAGCGTTATAGCGCTGGTAATGGGCTTGCTTGGGCTGGCGCTATCGATAATCCGTATGATGGGCGGTGCGCAGTAATGTGGACATGCCCAGACTGTGGCGCAAACCTTGACAGCGGAGAGCGCTGCGATTGTGAAATGGAAGGAAGGGAGAAGCAAAATGGAGCTGGAAAAGATGCTGCGGGAGATGATACAGCAGGCCGTGGACGAGCGTATAAACGATGCCGCGGCGGTGGAAGATCGCATGGTGCGGGCGCACGGAGAATACGTCCCCACCACACGGGCCGCTGAACTGCTGAATGTCAGCCCCGTCACCGTGCGGCGGATGCTGGCCGATGGGCGGCTGACAGGCACAGGCGGGGAAAAGCCGCTGGTGATGGTGCGTAGCATGGCGCACATGGCAGAGACGGGTAAGACGCGCAAGCAAAAATACCCCGATTTTGCCATTATAGGGAGGTAAGCTATGGCGAAGCTGACAAGGGCTGAATTTATCGCCCGCGCCGTGGCGGACAGAAGGAAGGACAAGCTACGCGGGCAGAAAGAAGCGTACTGGGTGCGGTCGGCACACATAGACGCAGAAAGGCGTAAGAAAAGATGAACGTATGGTATATCGCATTATGGGTGTACATGCTGGCGGGCGAGGCTGTTATGCTGATAATCGCCTTTGATATCTGCCGCAAGGAGGCGGCGAAGGACAAAAAGAAAGCCCACCGAGGGAGTTAACAACGGTGAGCCAGATAAAGCCGCAGTCTTAAAGACCGCATTGATATTATAGCACATCAATGCCGTTTACACAAGCCGCGGCGGATAAAAAGCTTTTAAGCGACCGCACGTTAGCAAAATTTAATCTATATAGATTATGGTCTGGTCGCTTGAAGATAAAAACAGCGCCGGGGCGGAGCTGTGATACCGCCCCGCGAAAAAGGAGAAGCAAGGCTATGAAGTATCTTAAAGTCTATACAGACTTTGAAGAAGCCATAGAGATGCTCGGCGACGCTGAGAAGGGCAGGCTTTTCACGGCGATGCTGCGCTATGCCAGCACCGGAGAACTGCCAGACTTACGCGGGGGCGAGCGGTTGCTATGGCCCACGGCAAAGTTGAATATCGACCGTACGAGGGCGGAAGCCGAAAAAAACACCATCAACGGGAAAAAGGGAGGACGACCAAAAACCCAAAATAACCCAGAAAAACCGAACGAAACCCTAAAAGACAAAGACAAAGACAAAGACAAAGAGAATAATATTATCCCCCTATCCCCTAACGGGGATATCCCCCCTAAGGGGGAGCGCCCCCCAGAAAAACGCTTTGTCAAACCCACAGCGGACGAGGTACGCGCATACTGCGCAGAACGCGGCAATCACGTAGACGCACAAGCTTTTGTGGATTTTTATGCCGCCAAAGGCTGGAAGGTGGGGAATGCGCCCATGAAGGACTGGAAAGCGGCAGTGCGCACATGGGAGCAGCGGGACACGGCACAGCGGCAAACCCCGCGCCCGAACCGGCAGCGGGATTTAGGGCACAGCCGCGTATACAGCGCGGCAGAGCTTGACAGCATAGGGACGGACTTGCTGGGAGGTGGATAAGATGCACACATTTGAGCTAATCGAGATAAATTGCGGTGTTACAAAGGTGCTGTACACCGCAACCAGCCGCCAAGACCTATACAGGGCGTACCGCTCGGCATGCCAGCGCGGAGGGCTTGTCCGTATGCGGATAGATGGCAAGACAATGCCGATATATCAGGCGGATGCACACGCACCCGCTGAGGCACGGGGAGGGAGAAAATGCCCGAATTAACGCATTTGTCGCTTTTCAGCGGCATCGGCGGACTGGACTTAGCCGCCGAATGGGCAGGATTTAGGACGGTTGGACAGTGCGAGTATGCGGACTATCCATACGCGGTACTGCAAAAACATTGGCCTGATGTCCCGAAGTGGCGCGACATACGGACACTTACAGCGGAGGATTTTTATGCGAAGACAAGATTGCACACAGTTGACATTATTTCAGGAGGATTTCCCTGTCAGCCCTTTTCCGTTGCTGGGAAGCAGCGCGGCACGGCAGATGACCGTTACCTCTGGCCGGAAATGTGCCGAATCGTGCGGGAGCTGCACCCCGCTTGGGTGGTCGGAGAAAACGTCGCTGGAATTGTACGAATTGCGCTTGCGGGAATTTTTTCCGACCTGCAAAGTATCGGCTACACGGCGCGAGCCTACAGTTCTGCGGCTCGGGACGTGGGGGGGCTGCACAAAGGCGAACGGATCTTTATTGTGGCCGCGTCCGACGACAGGAGCGCCGCTCTGCGGAGGGACACACAATTTCCACCAAATGCAAGCGCTGACGGATGCAGGGATAATCACGGAAGCAGAACGGCGGAACCTGACTTGTGGGAGCGGTGGGAAGTCGAACCCCGCCCTTATGGAGTGGCTGATGGGGTTCCCCATCGGGTGGACAGACTTAGATGCTTAGGCAATGCTGTAGTGCCACAGCAGGCATCCCCCATTTTCAAGGCAATAGCAGAGGTGACAAGATGAAACGCACATATACCCCGCCAACCGTGCCCTTGGAGGACGCAGAGCAGCGGATAATCTTTCAATGGGCGGCAATGGAGACCGCCGCCCGCCCCGAGCTGGGGCTTCTGTATGCCATACCCAACGGCGGCAAGCGGGCAATCAAGACCGCGATTGCGCTGAAGGCGCAGGGCGTTAAGTCAGGCGTGCCCGATATGTGACTGCCCGTAGCGCGTGGCGGGTATCATGGCCTGTACATCGAGCTTAAGCGGCAAAAGGGCGGCACAGTGAGCGAGACGCAAAAAAGCTGGATAACCGCGCTTGCGGAGCAAGGCTATAAGGCTGTTGTTTGCAGAGGCGCGGAGGACGCGATAAGGACGATAAAGGAGTATCTATGGGAGCATACATCAACAAGGACTTGAAGGAGCTTATCATCACCCTTGCATCGGTAATCGGCTTTGGCGACGTGCTGGTCAAGACCGGCCGGCTGCACCAAGAGGACGAGGACGCAGCAAAACTGATGATGGGCGCGGCCACCACGATATCACAGCACCTTTTACAGGGGCGGGACGCGGAGCAAGTGACGGCCTTGCAGCGTCAGGCGGGATTTTATGAGATTATCGCTGTACCTAAGACTTCGGCGCGAATAGATAAGGAGTTTTATATCTGCCCGAAGGAGGACTTTGAATCGCTGGTGATAGACGACTTTTCAAACCCTTGCCCATTTTGCGAATTGGAGGGCAAGGAGATGCGCAAATGTGGCCGCCGCAGGGCATTGATACGGTGCGGCGTGGTCGGAAGCGCAGAGGGCGAATGCCCGTATAAGGGAGTGTAAAAGCCGAAGGAGGAAAAGAAGGCATGAATTTATATCTTTGCACGGATTATTTGTATGAAGCGGGGCTATACGTTGCGGCGGAATCACGGCGCAAAGCGAAGCGCATGTACTGTGATTGTAAATGCATATGCGATTTTGACGTGGTACGCACATACATAATGTGCCGTGATTTTGAAGGCCTGCGGGCGTGTATGATGAAAACTGCGAAGCATTGGAAGCTGCCGGAGTGCAGTATTGTGACGAAACGGAGGAATGAAAGGATGAAGGAGAAAAAATACTGGCCGGCACATTGTGAAAAATGCCTGTATTACACCGAAGAACTTTTAGGCGCGGGAAAGCTGAAGGGAACGTGGCGAAGCGGGTATTGCACCTGCAAATATGAGCTTGCACGCGGCATAAATGGCCGCAAATTGACAAAACCACTGCCATACCGCGAGGTGTGGCGCACATGGAGCTGTAAAAGCTGGATAGACCGCGAAAGCGGCATGACACGATATGAAGCTCTGACAGGCAAGAAGGAGGAAAAGCGGTGAGTACATATATACGCGCTGTTGTTGCAGCCAAGGCGATAGCACATAAGTACGGTATACCGTTTGGCGATTTGATAGACACACTCAGCGGTATCCCCGCCGCCGATGTTGCGCCGGTGCGGCGCGGACGGTGGATCGAAGAGGATGGCATACAGATTTGCTCAGAATGCGGTGAAGAACATGAATGGGAAGATTACAGAGCGCCGTACTGCGATACCTGCGGAGCAAAGATGAACAAGGAGAACTGACAATGTTGTACATACTTGAACACAAAAAGCTATACATCTTTTGCACCTACGGAGAAAGACTATGAAAAAGATACGGGCGATAGACGACATCACCATGGCGGACTGGGAGGATATCAAGCGGCGGCGCGAGCAAGGCGCGAATCTTGACCAAGTGGGCGAGCTGTACGGCATAACGGGCGGCGCGCTGGCAAGGTATGCAAGGCTGGCGGGCGTGGATATACCGAGGCGCACAGATTATAACCCACTACCATCCATAGAGGATATACAGCGTCTGCGCACAGAGGGCATGAAATGGGCTGACATAGCCGCGAAGTATCATGTATCGCGCGACCGACTACACAGCTACGCGCAAGAGCATGGCATAGATACGCGCTTAGTGCGCAAGCCCACACTGACACAAGTAGACTGGGATGACGTGTGCAAGCAGCGTGAGGCGGGCAAGACATGGGGCGATATCGCGGAGCCGTATGGCATAAGTGGCTCGACGCTGCAAAAGCGTGCGGGCGGGCGCGGCATTAACATCGGCCCCAGCAGATACGACAGGTTAAATGCCATGCTTGACCCTGACTGGCCAGGCTGGGACGACGTGAAGCAGATGCACAAGCAGGGGAGAAAATGGACGGAGATTGCCAAGCATACCGGCGTGACTACCGAAACCTTGCGCAGGATGATGGCGCACTTGGCGCTCCGCGCGCCGACAGGCGATGCGCATAAGTATTATGACGGCGCAAGCCCCTACGAGAAAACCCTATACTCCCAGACACTGTGCTGGTCTTGCGCCAATGCTGTGCCGGACAAGTCGGGCAAGCGCGGGTGCGCATGGAGCAGGAGCTTTAAGCCCGTCAAGGGTTGGGACGCGAACGAGACGCGGCTATACAGCAACAAGCCGACGCAATCGTACCATGTGCGGCAGTGCCCGGAATTTGTGCGGGGATAGGAGGTAGAAATGAAAACGCTTAGATACGAGACACGGGATGCAGACGGAAATGACATTGTAAAGGATGTCGCAGTGAAGGAATTTGCGAGTGCCGAGGCGGAGTTTAGATGCCACGTCTGCGGGCGGGAATGCAGCCAAGGCGTTAGAACGACGGATATTATCTCGGGCTCATTTACGGACTACGCGCTCATCGGGGATTATGTATGCAATGACTGCGCAGACCTTTTTAGCCTGTACTTTTACAGCTACATCAAAGACGCTGACGGGATAAGGCTACTAAATGTACGGAGCATTCGGGACGAGATCACGCAGGAGCAAAAGCCTCCGTTTATGTTTGTGATAACTACATCGCAAAAAAAGCATCTATTTTATCGAGCGAGAATGAATCATGCGCCGACACCGTTCGCGGTGCAGCTTGAGACCGAGACGATATACACCACAACGAGCAGGATGCGGACGCTGTTTGATTTTGTTGAGTCGCTTATGACACTCGGACAATCAAAAAAAGCGTTGGCGGATGGGAAGATGCGCTATGAGGTGATGCAAAAGGTCGGCGCGGCAAAGACAGCGTTGCTATGGCGTACATTGTGGATGCTGCGGCGAGACGCGTCGGGGCGGATTATAGATTGTGGCTGCATTGCTCGGATGCATCGTTCCCAGGCACGGTAGAGACATGCCGCAAGGTGGCCGCGGCGGTTGGAAGAGAGCTTGATGTATTTGAAAGCAAGGATTCTGCGTTTGACGCGATAGCACGCCCGCAAAAGGCTGCATTTGGGAAAAGCGGCGTATTCTTTAGCTCGGTGCGCGAGTACGCAAAGGACAAAGATTTATGCTTTGTGGGCGTTCGAGCTGCGGAGAGCCGGAGGCGGATGCGTGCCGCTAAAGCACACGGGCAAGTGTTTGACAGCGCATCAATGGGCGATGTGACGGTTTGCCATCCGCTCCTATGGTTTACCCTGTATGATGTCGCGGCGGCGCTGCATGAATACGATGCACCAATACACCCGATATACAAAAAAATAACAATAGAGCGCGGGGAAAACCGGTGCGGTGAAGAATCGTTTATCCGGCTCGGTTATATAACGTCACGCGACCTGCTCAACAAAGGCACAGCGGTGTTTCTGCGGATAAACTACCCAGACGAGTTTAACAGGCTTGCAGCCGCGTATCCGGAGATACGGCTATGGGTG